TATCACTAAGCATCACTAAGGGATTAGAGCGTAGAGAGGTCAATGCAGTAGCTTCCACTACTCGAACGAGAAGCTATGTTCTTGAACAGCTTATGAGAGAGTCTAAGGAAGCGGACAGTGACAGCACGAGAGTTAGGGCATTGGAATTGTTGGGTAAGACAGTGAACCTATTCAGCGACACCCTAGAGATCAAGGAGAGTAGAACCAGTGATGACATAGAGAGTGAGATTGAGCAGAAAATAGAACAGCTATTAATGGAGAACGATCAATCCCATTAAGGAGACCCCACCTTTAGAGAATCATTATCAGATCATAAGACAGACCCCCACCCCCCTTATATACTGAAGCATCTGACTATCATATATACATAGTGTTTTACTCATAATATGACCTAATTTCACATACCCCCCCCTATTATATATTGCATTTTGCTAGCTTTTTCTGCCAAATACCCCTTTTTTCAGGTAAAAAGGCTAGGAATCCTACACCCCCCCATAGTATTTTTAAAATTAAGGGTTGATTTTTATGTGAAGCCATGCAATATTGTATAATCTGTAGATACATATACCTAGTATCCAGTGAATACCTAATAAGTGCCTACCTATATGTACCTATTAAGTTTTTTTATTTAAGAATCACTACCTATTAGGTATATACTAGATAGTAAGTATGGATAAAAGTGTACTAAGTAAAGTAAAAAACCTATCCTCTGATCAAAAACAGGAACTTCTTTCCCTGTTAGAAGAACTAGAAAAAGCAAAAGGTAGAGAAAAGTGCCATGAGGACTTCATGACCTTTGTTGGGGAGATGTGGTCAGCCTTTATTCATGGTAAACACCATCAGATTATGGCGGATGCCTTCGAGAGAGTCGCTAGAGGCGATCTGAAGCGTTTAATTATCAATATGCCACCTAGACATACAAAGAGTGAGTTCGCTTCGTATCTGCTTCCTGCGTGGTTCTTAGGTAAATACCCAGATAAGAAGATTATCCAGACTGCCCATACTGCTGAATTAGCGGTTGGCTTTGGTAGGAAGGTTAGAAACTTAGTCAATAGTGCGGATTACAAGAATGTATTCCCTAATGTGAGCTTACAGTCAGACTCAAAAGCAGCAGGTAGATGGAACACCAATCAGGGTGGAGACTACTTTGCGATTGGTGTAGGCGGTGCGGTAACTGGTAAAGGTGCTGATCTACTTATTATTGACGATCCCCATTCCGAGCAAGAGGGAGCTTCTGCAGACATCAATGTATTCAATCGTACCTATGAATGGTACACATCTGGTCCAAGACAGCGTTTACAACCGAATGGTTCTATCGTTGTGGTCATGACTAGATGGCACAATAAAGATTTAACAGGTCAAGTAGTCGATGCTAGTGTAAAGCGTGGCGGTGCTGACCAGTGGGAAGTTATAGAACTTCCTGCCATTATGCCTTCTGGAAAGCCTTTGTGGGCAGAGTTCTGGAAGTTAGAAGAATTAGAGGCTTTGAAAGCCGAGCTACCTAACAGCAAGTGGATGGCTCAATATCAACAAGACCCAACCTCTGAGGAGGGAGCTTTAGTTAAGCGTGATTGGTGGCAAGTATGGGAAGGTAGAGAGCCTCCTCAGTGTGAATTTGTTATTCAATCATGGGATACGGCTTTTATGAAAAATCAAAGAGCTGACTATTCTGCGTGTACTACATGGGGAGTTTTCTACAAAGAAGATGACGATGGACTTATTTCCCCTTTTGTTATTATGCTAGATGCATACAAAGAACGATTAGAGTTTCCTGATCTTAAAAAGATGGCATTTGAGAAATACAACGCATACAAGCCAGATGCCTTCATTGTAGAGGCTAAGGCTGCTGGTATGCCCTTAATATTTGAATTACGAGCTATGGGTATACCTGTACAAGAATACACTCCTAGCCGAGGTAACGATAAGATATCAAGAGTCAACGCAGTCTCTGATTTGTTTGCTTCAGGTGTTGTTTATGCTCCTGCAACTAGATGGGCAGAAGAAGTCATTGAAGAGTTTGCTGGATTTCCTAACATGGAACATGACGATTTAGTTGATAGCACTACGCAAGCTCTGTTAAGATTCAGACAAGGTGGTTTTATTCCATTATACTCAGACGAAGAAGATGAGCCTTTGGAACATAATCGTATTGCAAATTATTATTAATGAAAATTTATATAACTTCTTTTATACATAATGGTAATGAATATGCAGGACCAAACATTCATGCTGATTCATTTGATTCTGCTGATATCATAGCAAAAGAGCAAAATTTAACAGTATGTGGCGAACTTACAGAAATACTGCAAGATAATACAAATAAAGAGTTAAATGATAAAACATTACATTAGGAGATTTAATTGGCTATAGAAAGAAAACCAGCTACACCTGTAGAAGGAACAATAGAGCAAGACCCTCAAGATCAAGAGCTTACCATTGCTATAGAAAACCCAGACTCATTAGCCATCGAAACTGAAGATGGTGGGATGATTATTGACTTTGATCCTAATGCTAAAGAAATAGGCGATGTAGAGTTTGACTCTAATTTAGCAGAACATATAGATGATGGCATTTTGCAAGAACTAGGTTCTAAACTTGTAGGTGACTACAATGGCGATAAAGATTCTAGATCAGAGTGGGAAGAAACCTACACAAAAGGCTTAGATCAACTAGGACTTAAGATAGAAGAAAAAACTACACCTTGGGCAGGAGCTTGTGGTGTATTTCATCCAATGCTTAGTGAAGCTGTTATACGCTTTCAATCTCAATCAATTACAGAAATGTTTCCTGCTGCTGGACCAGTCAGAACTAAAATAGTAGGAAAGATTACAGAAGAAAAAGAAAAACAATCGCAAAGAGTAGAAGATTACTTAAACTATTTGCTGACACATGAGATGTCAGAATACAGAACTGAAACAGAAAAAATGTTGTTTTCTTTGCCATTGGCAGGTTCTGCATTTAGAAAAGTTTATTTTGATCCTAGCTTAGATAGACCTAGTTCTATCTTTGTACCAGCAGAAGATGTTGTAGTGAACTATGGAGCAAGTGATTTAGAAACTTGTGAAAGAGCCACCCATGTAATGCGTAAATCATCTAACACAGTTAGAAAGATGCAAGTCAATGGGTTCTATAGAGATATAGATATACCTGATGGCTCACAAAAAATGTCAGATATCACTAAGAAATATGACGAAATTACTGGTGAATCAGACACTTACAACTACGATCAAAGCCATACAATATTAGAAATGCAAGTAGATTTAGACCTAGATGGGTTTGAAGATACTGATAGTTCAGGCAAACAAACAGGTATCGCTATACCTTATGTTGTCACCATCGATTATCCAAGTGGCATTATTCTTAGCATACGCAGAAACTATTACGAAGATGACTCTGCAAAACTAAGAAGGATGCACTTTGTACATTACCAATACCTACCAGGATTAGGTTTCTATGGGTTTGGTTTAATACACATGGTAGGAGGATTAGCCAAGTCAGCTACATCCATACTAAGACAATTAGTTGATGCAGGTACTTTAAGTAATTTACCTGGTGGTTTAAAAGCTAGAGGACTCAGGATCAAGGGAGATGATACTCCTATCATGCCTGGAGAATTTAGAGATGTTGATGTACCAGGTGGTGCTATTAGAGACAACATTACATTCTTACCATACAAAGAACCATCAGGAACTTTGTATAACTTATTACAGAACATTGTAGAAGAAGGCAGAAGGTTTGCCAGTATGTCAGACATGAAAATATCTGATATGAATAACCAAGCACCTGTTGGAACTACACTAGCATTGCTAGAAAGAAATCAAAAAGTTATGAGTGCTGTGCAATCTAGGCTTCATGCTTCAATGCGTAAAGAGTTTGATATATTAGTTGGTATTGTAAAAGACTTTACAGACCCATCTTATCCATATGAAACAGATGAAGGTGAAGATATTAAAGCAGAAGATTTTGATAACAGAGTAGATGTATTACCAGTATCTGATCCTAATGCAGCAACAATGGCTCAAAGAATTATGCAATATCAGGCTGCTATGCAGTTGGCTCAGTCATCTCCTGATATGTATAACTTACCTGAATTACACAGACAAATGCTTAATGTATTAGGCATTGAAGATGTAGAAGATATTATTCCAGATGTAGATGATGTTAAACCAGTTGATCCAGTCACTGCAGTACAAAACATTATTACTGGTAAACCAGTTAAAGCATTTATAGATCAAGATCATGATGCACACATTGCTGTAGTTACATCAGCACAACAAGACCCTGCAATACAACAGCTTGTAGGTCAGAGTCCAAATGCTGCAGGAATACTTGCTGCAGGTTCAGCTTACATTAATGAGCATTTATCAATGCAATATAGAAAAGAAGTTGAAAGAGAAATGGGTATTGAGCTTCCACCACAAGGTGAACCAATTCCAGCAGATGTTGAAAAGCGTATATCAAGTCTTGTAGCAGAAGCAGCTAAACGAGTATTAGGTACATCACAAGCTGAAGCTGAACAACAACGAGTACAAGAACAACTTAAAGACCCACTTATTCAAGCTAAAGAAAGAGAAGTAGCAATTAAAGAAGCACAAGCCAAAGCTAAAATGGATATAGATGAAGGCAGACTATTGCTTGATGCAACTAAAGCTGCATCTAATAAACAGCTACAAGAAGCAAGACTCAAGCAAGAACAAGAAATAGCTGGTGCTAAAATAGGACAGCAAGTTGCTAGTGATCTGCTATCACTTGAAGCAGAAAAAGAAAAAGATGCTGTAAAAGATTTTAAAACAGGTATTGACATTACGAAGGAATTACTAAAAGATAGCGATTAGTATGTCAAATGAAATCACGGAGCTATCACTATCAGAACATCTGAAGTTAAAGTATCGTGGTATGATGAATGAACACGCTGATCATATTGCTACAGGAGCTTGTAAAGACTTTCCTGACTATCAAAAAATGGTTGGTATTATCGAGGGTATTGCCCTTGCAGAACGAGAACTACTAGATTATATCGAAAGGGTTCTCAAACAATAGGAACTCGACTCCTAAAGTCGTGCATAAAATATGAGTAAAAAAGAAAAAGTAAACATTCCAGAACCTGAAAGTGTTGAAACTCCTATCGTTGAAGAAGATGTAAAAAGTCAACTTCCTGAACCAAAAGGTTGGAAGATTCTTATAGCGATGCCTAAAGTTGAAGAAAAAACTGATGGCGGTATTATCAAAGCAACTACTACTGTAAGAGATGAAGAAGTAAGTAATATCTGTGGTTTTGTTCTTAAACTAGGAACTGAATGTTATAACGACTCAAAAAGATTCCCAAGTGGACCTTGGTGCAAACAAGGTGATTGGGTAGTATTTCGTGCTTACTCAGGAACTCGCATGAAAATGTATGGACAAGAATTTCGTTTAATTAATGATGACACTGTAGAAGCAGTGGTCGATGATCCAACAGGAGTAGTAAGAGCATGAGTAAAACAGAAATAATTAATGAAGAACCTAATTTTGATGAACCAGCAGTTCAAACAAAAGAAGATCAATTCTTTGGCAAACAAACTGAAATAGATCACACAATACCAGATGATTTAGAAGTTACTATTGTTGACGATACTCCTATAAAAGATCAAGGTAAAAAACCTAGAGCAGAAGATGCACCAGTTGAAGTTGATGATGATGCAGTAGATAAAGAAATAGCTGATTACAGCAAAAGAGCTGCAGATCGTATAGCTAAAATTAAATACGAGTATCACGAAGAACGCAGAGCTAAAGAAGCAGCAACTAGAGAATCAAAAGAAGCTGTTCAAAGACTTCAAACTTTAATGTCTGAAAATAAAAAACTTCAAGCCATGGTTGATCAAGGTGGAGAAGTTCTTAATAAACAGGCACATAACAATGCTTTATGGGCAAAACAAAATGCTCAAGCAGAATTTAAAAGAGCCTACGATGAAGGCGATGCTGATGCTATGACTAAAGCACAAGAGATGATAGCTAAAGCTACTCTTGCAGAACAACAGTCAATGAATATGGCACAAAGCGTTCAAGCAGAAATTGCAAAAAAATTACCTGAAGAACAACCAGTACCACAAACACAAGAGCTAGACCCTGATATGAAAGCATGGTCAGCTAAAAATCCTTGGTTTATGAGCACAGTACCTGAACATCAAGAAATGAGTTCATATGCTTTAAC